TCCGCCCAGGGCGTGATAGCTCTTGTACAGATACTCAACGTTCTTCAAACCGGGCAGGTCGATGTGTCCGATTTCGATGTAGTGAGTGCAGGCTTGGTACAGTCTGTCGTGCAGAATTGCCAGCAGGCCATCCTTGATTGCCTTGTTTTCTTCTTTCTGTGCCTTGATCTTCTTGGAAAGGCTACGGTATGCTGCGGTCAGGCCTCCCGCCACGATGCCGAAAACCCATTGCATCCAATACTTTGCAATAAATTCCAGCATCGTTTAGTCTCCCAGCTTCTTGTCGTTGTCCTCCCCCGCCTTACCGAAACGGGCCACAGTTGCGGTTTCCTTGGATTTCTTTTCCATGTATGCTTCGAGTTTGCTCTTGGTGACTTTGAAAATCAGTTCAACGAAAAAGTCCAGGAACTTTTCGTTGATAGCCCAATCTAACCAGTCAGGTGTCAGATCGCGCAGGGCTTTGATAACCTGCTTCTTTTTCTCTTCGCCCATCTTCGAGCCGATCACGTTCTCTTCTGCCCAGCAAATCCATTTGTAGGCAGCCTTTGCCACGACGACGCTGTAACCCAGGCGCACCAGAGCCAGCGCGCCGATGAACACGCCGCCGACCAGGCACACGACTGCCATCCATGCTTCTTTTTCCTTTCTTCTATCTTACGGTGAATTGCTTCTTTCGCCTTTCTTTTTCTGTCGTCCTCCCGTGCTCGCCACACGCCGTAGGAAAGCCCCGCGGCATCCGCCGCCCGAACGTCCAGTGTCAGGGCATCCGGGGGCGGCTTTCGGTAGCCATTCCCACGGGCGGGGCCGGGGATGTTCCGGCGGGCAGAGCAGCAGGGGCAGTATTTGCTTGCCGGGTTTTCGGCTACAAATACCGTTCCGCAGTCGGCGCACTTTTTCAGCACTCCCGTTACTGCCATTTGCCACGCCTCTCTTCCTGGGCCTTTTTGTATGCAGAGAACCAGCGGTCAAGGGCTTCTTTCTGCCGGACGTACCGACGGTGATTGCGAATCATCGTTACGATGGTGTACGTTACCGTGCAAGCTGCCACGACAACCACTGCCAATGTCGTAAGCTCATTCATTGGCCGCCTCCTTGCCCGCCGGGGTGGGCTGTTCTGCCTCCGGCTCCATAGACTTTGCCAGCTTCATGCCCTGGGCCAGCCCCGCCAGATAGATTTTGGCCGTCGGGTTCTCCGCCAGCACCTTGGCGATCTCTTCACTCTTCATCTTTTCTTTCTCGCTCATGTTCTTCTCACGCTCCTTGTTGTCCGCCCCGGCCCGCCGTGCTATAATCAGGGCAG